ATGCTGATCTACAAGGGCCGTAATATCCTGCATACTGTCAATACCACCACCAAGTTCAGCCCGTCTTATCATCTTGGAAATAACATTCTTTTCCAGATGGTCAGCAAATGCCAAACTCGTACTGCTGCTCACAAGACCACGGGATCTCAGTTCTCCCATGATTCTTTCGCCGAGCTCGCTGTTTAACTTATCCCTTGCGGTATCACGGGTTACTGCCGCCTCGGCCATTACCGTGTTTTGTCCATCAGCAACAGCCAGGTTTAAACTTCGCATAAATACAGGAGCTCTCAGCAAATCAGATTCGTTGGTGAATTGGCCTACCTGGTCTGTAAGGTTAATTTTCAACTCATCCGATGCCTGTGAATAAGCAGCATACTGTTCAGCGGAAAGATTTCTCTGGAGAAACGTATCAAGAGCAGATTCCCTGCCTTCTACAGTCGTGACATCGTCTTCAAAAGGACGCATCATTTCTATTTCATTGGATTTAACTATAACTTCCTGTCGAAAAGTCTTTGCTTCTTCGGAATTTGGATCAAGCATATCGTTATAGTTATCGAAATCCCGAATTCGTGACGCAACAAAGGAAATGAGTTCCTGCGGCACATCATCAGGAATTTTATCTATTTCACTGAGATAATTTTTTGCTACCTTTTCTCTTTCGTTAAGAGAAAACATCTTCTCTCTAAAGGCAGTAGTCTGCTGGGTATCAACTTTTTCCAAAACATTCTCGTAAAACTTTTCACCGTTGGTCCCGACCAGTTCATCGTAGAGTTTGTATATGGCAAAGGCATCTTCGAGTGAAGGGTTTGTAGCCCTGTCATTTAAAGCCTCAACGTAGGCTTGCCCGTCAGTGGTATTCATAATTTCGTTTATGATATCGCCCTGTAATTTACCTGCCTGTTTTTTTACTATGCTGAGATTGTTATCCTCCAACATGAAGGAGGGCCATTCATCGGAATTAGGACTGAGATTAAACATTTTCGGGTTTCCGTAGCTGTCAGTCTCGTCAAAAGTTTTATTATTTACAGCAGCAAGACTCTTTACGTTTGCCTCGATAGATTTATTAAAGTCCCAGTTAAACTGTGTGAAGTCATCGTAAAGATCCTGATCGGCCTTCTCCGCTTCTGCAAATCTTGGGAATACATCTTCAGGCCCACCCGATTCTGTGGTACTCCCTGCAATCATTGCAAAAAAATCATCAGTTCCTTTTTCAGATACACGGGAAGTCTGGATAAGAGACCTAAGATTTTCTGTGTAACTTGCTTCCCATGTGGCCAAGACATTATCGAGCATGCCTTCAGGGTCATCTCCCCCGTCTATACCAAAGAAGTTAAGCATATAGGCAATAGTCTGGGGATCATCAGTTCCACCATCCGCAACAATTGATTTGATAGCATCAGGGTAAATACCTTTTTCAATCGCTCCGTTTATACCAAGATGAAACTTATCGCTAAAGGTAAGATGTTCAGGGTCAAACATAAGTTCCTGTGACGCACCCGATATGGAATTAAACGCATCGAGAACACCTATGGGAACACTTTTGAGCTCCCTGTCTGTCCGTACTGCCTTGCCTGATTTATCCAGATCCCAATCATGGAATATGTTTTCCGAAACATAGGAACGTATTTCTGCACGATTTGGCTCTAGACCCCTTTCTTCCATTCCTCTCATTGCTTCATCAGTGAGCTCCTCAACAAAATTAACCATCTTGTCCATCGTTATCGGTTCATAACGGAAGAAATTCTGGTTTGCTTTTTCATCCTGTAGAATTCCGACTTCCTGTTCAGAGTAGGTCTTTTCGAGATCAAGTTTTAACTTGCCAAATAAAGGTTCTTCGTCATCGAGATATTTGATTTCATCGATAATATCTTGATAATTCTCAGGTTCTGTTTCCAGCCGTTCAACCAAATCGTTCCTGTCTGCCAGATTTATAGATTTAAATCGTAGATCACCTATAGACGAGGGTGCGTCAGGAGGGTTAAGACGGGCATTCCATATAGCCAGTTTCGGCAATAGGGATTTTTCAAACTCAGAAAGTGGAATCCCATATCCTGCCTGAGATAAATAGTAGCTGTATTCAGTCCCCATCGACGTACCTCTCTGGAGGTCGTGTTATTCCGTGTGACATAAGTGCCTGCTTAAATCTGGGCATAGCCACTTTTTTCTTAGGCTCCTGCATAACCGTGGGAACCCTTTTCTTTGGATCAGCCGTATTTTTCTGAAGAGACTTGTACTCTCCGACAATACTCAAAATCGCATCTGTTACGGGGTTTTTAGCGGCCAATGTCTATCCTTTCAGGCTGAAACGTATCCGGTGTTAATGCCCTGTTCAGATCAGCACCGCCACCTGCGCCGTTAACCCCTGGAACCTGCGGAGCCATAGCCTGCTGACGCTGTGCTATTTCCTGTGCCGCCTGATCCTGGTTGCCTTCATCCACCAGTCCCATCTGCTGTGCCACCAGTGTCTCAATCTTTTCCCTGACTGAGGGCAGGTTTCTCACCGACTCCTCGATCAGTCTCTGTTTAATCTCAGTACCGTTCTCATATCCTGCGGTTTCGTAGTAAGTCATGGGATCAATTAATCCTGCGCCGTACTCGCTCATGGCCATCTGCCTGTTCTGCAATTCCATGACAGGTTCCGAATGAGGGAACGCTATCTGTACGCCGTAGACACTGTGTATCTGTGACTTCCTTAAAGTCTTACCGTTAGCACCGATACCGCCTGAGAGTTCAGACACAGAATCAACAAGCTGCAATATCCTGCTGCCAACAATTGATGCCATGTGTTCTCTCTGCAATGCAGGTGCTGCGAAAGTTCTTAATCCAGCCGTATTTAAAATGGCCTGCTGGCCGACAGTTGTGACTCCTGCCTGTCTTACGCCTGCAAGTGCTGATGAATATGTACCCATCTCAAGAGTGTTATCAGTCTGGCCGCGAAGTTGAAGAGCCCAGCCAGGAACGTCAGGGGTATTCATTACCCAGAAGTCCTGTGGATCTCCTTCTAAAATTCCCTCGTTAGCAATTGCCTGTGCTAATGTCATGGGATCTCTCGATGTACCCATAGGGGCAAAGGCAAATCTCAGTAATATCTGGTGAAAGGCAGATAGTTCCTGCGTTCTTTTCCTGATAGTTTCCTTGTTAGGTGTGAGGATTCCCTGTGCGAGGTTTGCCGGATCTCCTCCTGTTTCCGCTATATCCATACCCCAGCCTGCAAAGGCGTGAACGAAGGGTACGAATCCCATAGTATTCCTTTCCATCCATATGGGAGTGGCCGCCGTTGACGAAGGGGAACCGTAATGCGCGTTTGCATTTGCGAGTAGTTTGACATGCCAGTGCGGTGTCCAGTAGTCCCATGTTTCAACCTCATCCCACGGGTCATAATTCCCCATGTCGAATATTTCGCTGTACCTTCTTCTCTGCTTTCTCTTCTTGGTAACCGACTGTTCATGGAGGTCCTGTGCGGTCATCTTTGATGCCTTAATCGCCATTGTCGGAATCTTTTCATTCGGGTTAATCAATACCGTGGAAGGGTGGGGGACTCTTATTCTTACCGGATTAAAACTTTTTCGGCGAGCCCTGTATACGGACATGGCCCCGTCATAATCCTCCTGAGTATCGTAGTCGTCCATGTTCGGCTCTTCTGGCCTTTCTCCGAGACCGACAAGTATGGGTGCTTCAACTATCGCGTAGCCGTGAGCCACAAGATATTGTGCTGCCACTTTCCACGGAAGGGTCGTTTCATTAAGTGCGGCATCTTCCATGACTGCTTTTAAGCCGTGCTCTAAATTAGTCGCATCCTGCTTGTGCTGTTCTGAATCTCCCACGGGTTCCCTGTGAATCCTTGGAGAGAAACTCATAAGGGTATCAACAGCATGGTTCACAAGATGGGTAGGGGTTGAGTCATAAAAGACCGGCCTGCCCTGGTAGTTTGCGCTCCATACGTTGAACTTACGGTTGTAGTAGTCATCGTTATCTCGGAACTCATTATGAGCATTTGCCCAGAGTTCACCCATTTTTGAACGAAACCGTATGATAGTTTCAACATCGGGCCGTTCTCTTAAATCAGCCATAAAATTTCCTTATGCCAGTGCCGGTAAACGGATTATCTTGTTATGCGTATATATGCCCCGATCCTGCTTAACCATAAGGGCAATTCCCAGTGCTATGACATAGTCATCGTGAGCACCACCCATTGCCTGCGGCTTTTCACCTGCCGCTGCAATTATAGTCGAAAACTCATCGAGGCCGTGTCTGTTAGGAATAGTAAGATGCCCTGCGTTAAATGAAGCTATAAGCTCATCAAAGAGTGACTGCCTGCTTGCACGGTCAGTGCGCCACCCGTCCTCTCTTCTCATGTTCTTACCGCGGCCCACACGGCGTTTATAGAGCTTGGGATAGTTTTCATTCTTTGCTGTTGTTATGACGGTATCGGAAAAGTTATTTTCAATTCCCCAGTCAGGATTTCCGTATACCTCAAGCAATTCCATTGAAGCTACAGAGAAGTCTTCAGGTTGCAAAGTTTTCGTAACCAGATCGGCCACAACGTACCCTGAATTTACATCCACCACTACAGTTACGGAGTAATCCATCTCAACTCCAAGAGCCACATCCGAGCCTGCAACGTACCTTCTTCCCACCCTGATTTCCTGGTAAATATTTGCAGGTCCCACTTTACGAATTGGTTCGGTACAATCCTCTGCCATACCCTCAATCATCTCCCTGCTGAAGATGCTTTGAGCTCTCGGAGGGGACAGGGCTTCTAATTCATCACCAGGATATTCCTGTTCCATGTACTGTTCGGGAGTCATACCTTCTAATTCAGTTGACGGAACGGTAGCTGACACCCCTTCGTACCATTTCTCATCTCTCATAGGCCGTGCGTGCCACGGTATAAACACCTTGGTCCACCCGTTATCGGGGGAACTGCGGTAAATCTCCTTGAAAAGTGAGCCCATCTGCCTTTTATTCGAGGTCGAGCCCATGATCATCTGCCCACCTGCGTCAACGGTAGGCTTTACAGCGGCGTAATTAGCCGCGTGATAGTCATGAAAGTCTGCCTCGTCCTGTATTACTACAGAAGCAGTCTCCGATCTTCCTGCATCTTCCGTGGAAGGAAGGGCAATTACCTTGGAATCCCGTGAGGGAATGCCTATTTCACCCCTTGAATCAGGAGATAACCCAGACTGCCAATCCGGAGGAAGGTTTTTGAGAATAAAGCGCACCTTATCAAGGAGTGAAAAGGCCTCAGTTTGTCCGCGAGAAATCATTAATACGTTAGTACCAGGATGAAAAGTAAGTAACCACGCAGCATAAGCTGCCGAAGTCCATGAAAATCCCAACTGCCTTGCTTTTAAAACAGTAACAAGGCGGTTATCTACAAGAGCTTTTGCCAGATCCACAAGATATGGCCACTTCTGAAACGGAGCAGCACCACCAGACACCCCTGAATGTAACTGCGCCCTCTCCAAGATCTTCACATGATCAAGGAAATCAGGCTGCTCACCATCCGGAGAAACAAAATTTCTTCGTGCGAACTCTTTTAAGAGCCGTCTTTCCGCTTCTTTTTTGTGCGCTTCAGGCAGAGCTACCATTAACCGATGACTCCTTTGCTTTTGATTTACTCAATGACGGATCATTCATAACCGCATCTATTGATGTAAGGGGACCCGAAACTTTAAGTCCCGTAGTTT